AATGGAAAGGTAAAGCTGATATCATAGGATCTGAATATGTTATAGATTTAAAAACGACTTCAGTTATAGAGGACTTCAAATACTCTGCACGCAAATATAATTACGACAGCCAAGCATGGTTGTATCAACAGCTTTTTGGTAAGCCATTGATATTCATAGCGGTTGAGAAGCATAGTTGCAAGACAGGACTGTTTGAGTGCTCTGAAGAATTTCTCGAATACGGAAAACAAAAAGTATTCAAAGCGATTGAGGTATATGAAAAATTCTTTGGAAAGAATCCAACGGAAGATATAACTCAGTATTTTATTAATCAAACCTTATAAATTTATATTATGGCACTAATTATTCAACATTACATTGATTTAACAAAAGTGGACAAAACAAGATTAGTTGATGGAACAAAACTTCAGATTACTTCTGTAGTAGATGACGCAACTAAGTTTGGGAACAACGTGGGAACATACGAGTCTATGTCGAAAGAAGAAAAAGACTCAGGTAGAAAACGAAACTACGTTGGAAATGGTAGAGTAGTATGGACTGATGGTGTAGTTAAATTAGCTGAAAAAGATGAAGCTAAAGCTGCTCCTAAGAAAACAGAAGCTGACTTACCGTTTTAGTAATTAATTAAGAAGAGGGTGGCCGTTATATCTCAGTAAGATATAGTTTTTAAGTTTACACCTTGGCTGCCCTCTTTTTTATTTGTAAGTATGAGAGTTACAATATTTAAGAGCATTAAAGAAACATCTGTTCCCTTTTATCGAGATGTTGGAATCATCTTAAACAGAATAAAAGAAGGGAAGAGTAAGGATATAATATTAAAAGTACGAGACGAAAAAGATAAAGAAAAAAGAAATTTCATAAAGCAATCCTTACCAGCTATATGTTTTAGCGGAGAGTTTTCAAACCGAAACGATAAGTCAATATTAAAGCACAGTGGCTTGATTTGTTTGGACTTCGATGGTTTCAAAACTAAAAAAGATTTAGAAGATGCTAGAACTAAACTAATTAAAGACAAGTATTCATATGCGGTGTTTACTTCACCAAGTGGCAATGGTCTAAAAGTATTAGTAAAAATACCTGAAGACATTGTAAACCACACGCAATACTTTTTGTCTCTACAGGATTATTACAAGATGGAAGAGTTTGATTCTACTTGTAAGAACATATCACGAGTATGTTATGAGTCATACGATTCTAAGCTGCACGTAAATAAAACCAGTGAAATATACGAAAGCCTGAATGTAGAAACTCCTGAACCATTAGAATATAAATCATCATCACCAACATTTGTTGTTACAGACCAAGAGGATGTAGTCAAGAGATTGAAGAAGTGGTGGGAAAAAAAATATGGTATGGTTGAGGGACAACGAAATAATAATTTGTTTATTCTCGCATCTGCATTCAATGATTTTGGAATTCACAAAGCTGATGCTTATTCTATAATGTTAGATTACATTGGCGGTTCATTCTCGGCTCGTGAGTTAAATACTACTGTAGACAGTGCGTATAACAAAGTAGAGAACTTTAATACAAGATTCTTTGAGGACGTTGACACTAGAGACCACGTAAAGAAACAATTAAAAACTGGTGTGCCAAAAAAAGAAATCCGCTCTCAGCTGAAAGGTCGAGGCTTCGAGGGCGTATTGATCGACCAAGTTATAAAGAACGAAGAAGAGAATTTAGGAGGCTCAGACTTCTGGGTAAAGTCGGACAGGGGAGTAGTCAGTATAATACCATTTAAGTTCAAAGAGTTTTTAGAGACTCACGGGTTTTATAAGTTTACTCCAGACGGCAGCGACAATTACATATTCATTAGGATTAAATCAAACATTATTGATTGGACAAACGATGATAAGATAAAGGATTTTATTTTAGATTACTTGTTAGAGTTAGAAGATATGTCGATATACAACTTCTTTGCTGAACGTACAAAGTATTTTAAAGAAGATTTCTTATCACTGCTTAGTTATAAAGACATCCACTTTATGGAGGAGAGCCGAGACGTAGCATATTTATACTATAGCAACATTGCTTTGAAGATTACTAAAGATGATTTAGATATGATAGAATACGATAACTTAGAGGGTTTCGTATGGAAGAATCAAATCATAGATAGAAAGTTTCATTTATGTGATGACACTGAATGTGATTATTCAAAGTTTATAAATAATATATGCAACAATAAAGATGTTCGAATTACGTCTCTTCAAACTACCATAGGATTTTTACTTCATGGTTATAAGAATGCAGGGTACTGTCCAGCTGTTATTATAAATGATGAAGTTATATCGGAGGATCCTGAAGGTGGAACAGGGAAAGGATTATTTGTCCAGGGCTTGTCTCAGATAAAAAGAAACGTAACTATTGATGGTAAAGGATTTTACTTTGAGCGTTCTTTTGCGTATCAATTAGTATCGGTAGATACACAGCTGCTTACGTTTGATGATGTAAAAAAGAACTTTGAATTTGAAAGATTGTTTAGTGTAATTACAGAAGGTATAACATTAGAGAAGAAAAACAAAGACGCAATAAAGATACCGTTTGATAAATCACCTAAAGTAATTATTACTACAAACTATGCCATCAGAGGTACAGGAAATTCATTTGCTAGACGTAAATGGGAGTTAGAGTTCTTTGCTCATTACTCAAAAGAGTTTACTCCTTTAGATGAGTTTGGTAGATTATTCTTTTCGGATTGGGATGAAGACGAGTGGTGTAGGTTTGACAACTTTATGGTCACTTGTTTACAGTTTTATTTAGAGCATGGACTGCTAGCAGCTCCGTTCAAGAACTTACATAACAGAAAATTTGAGCAGGCTACTTGTCGTGAATTTGTTAACTTTGTAACTGAAAACAAAGAATTATTTCCTTACGATATTAAGCTGAATAGCAACTCGATTAGGATTGAATTTGTTTTACAAAACCCTGACTTCAATAAGTTATCCCACAGCAAATGGAATAAATGGATGAGGATTGCAGGTAAATATGTCACGAAAAAAGAAGTGGAAGAGGGTAGAGATAAAACTGGCATATACTTTGTATTTAAAAAACCTGAAACACAGAAGCAATTATGGAACTAAGCGAATCTTATTTTTATGAAAATCTAGAAACAATTTTAGATAATACATATCAAGTGCTTAGTAAACAGAAAACCGTAGAAGACATTTTAGATTACAGTGAGATACCTATGTTGTTATTTAATCCAATGCAAGGGTATCCAGACCTCGATGTTAGTAATGATTTATTTACGTTGTTAATAGAACACTACGAAGAAGACGAGGAGTATGAAAAATGTGACTTACTTTTAAAAGAATGGAGACGAGACAAAAAATTACAAAAATGGAGTTTAGAAAATATCAACGAGACATAATCGATGAAGGTTCTGAGATTATAAATAAATATGGAATGCTATACTTAGCTATGGAAGTGAGGACAGGAAAGACCTTAACTTCGCTAGGTATATGTGAAAAGATTGGTGTAGATAGAGTATTATTCCTTACTAAGAAAAAAGCAATATCAAGTATTGAGCATGACTACAAAATGCTAGATCCTGACTTTGAGTTAAAGGTAATAAACTATGAAAGTGCTCACAAAGTGGATTTGTTTTTTGCACCTCAATTGATTATAGCTGATGAAGCTCACTCGTTAGGTGCTTTTCCCAAGCCATCATCTAGGGCTAAAAGATTAGCAGCTGATTTAAAAACCTGGAATTCAAAGCTAATACTGATGTCAGGTACACCAACCCCAGAAAGTTTTTCTCAAATGTACCACCAAGTGTATGGTTGTAAAGACAATCCGTTTGTGCAGTACAAAAACTTTTATAGGTGGGCTGATGATTATGTAAACAAAAAGCAAGTTCAGTATGGGCATAGAGTAGCTACAGATTATTCTTACACTCGAAAGAATGAAGTAATAGAAGCTATGAAGCCATATACTATATCTTTTACTCAAAGCGAAGCTGGGTTCAAGTCGGTTATTGATGAGGAGATTCTATATGTAGATATGGATGACTTAACTTACAGAAGATGTGATTACTTGCAGAAGCACCGAGTTATTGAAAGAAAAGACACTGGAGATGTAGTCTTAGCAGACACAGGTGTAAAGTTAATGCAGAAGCTACATCAGATGTATTCAGGTACAGTGATATTTGAATCTAAAGAAGTGGCTGTCTTTGATTACAGTAAAGTGGAGTTCATCAAGAAAAGATTCAAGGGTAATAAGATAGGGATTTTCTACAAGTTCCAGGCTGAATTAAAAGCTTTGAAGGAAGTGTTTGGAGATAATCTCACTACAGATTTAGAAGAGTTTAACAACACAGATAAGAACATTGCTTTACAAATAGTAAGTGGAAGAGAGGGAATATCTTTGAGAAAAGCTAAGTATTTAGTATATTACAACATAGATTTTAGTGCTACTAGTTATTGGCAGAGTCGTGATCGCATGACAACTAAAGACAGAACACATAATAAAATCTATTGGATATTTAGTAAGAATGGTATTGAAAAGAAAATATATAAAGCAGTCAATAACAAAAAAGATTATACCTTAAAACACTTTAAAAAAGACTATGCCTACAATTGAATTAACAGAAGACGATATATTTATATTGCATTCTTGTATGTATAATAATATTATGGAGTTAAAACGTATCCTCCGTAACAATGAACACGGTCACTCAGAGACTGCTGTTTTAAATGAAAGAATCCGAGAACGCATCGAAGTGCTTGATAAAATAATAGGGAAAACAAATAATGTCTTAACTTTGTAGAAAGCAAGGTAATGACCGAACAGCAAATCCAAACCAAGAGAATCAAGGAACTAGAGGCAGAAGGATATTACGTAATCAAATTAATTAAAACTAACAAAAACGGTATTCCGGATTTAATAGCTATACCACCAGGTGCAGACGTTCTGTTTTCAGAAATAAAAACACCTAAAGGTAAGCTGTCAAAATTGCAGGAGTATCGACTTAAAGAACTAAGAGAACATGGAGTTAACACAGAAATATACAATGGACGCAAAACAGATAATGATAACATTTGATTTTATTGACAATATGGAAAGAGATACCATAGATGTTGATTGGAATGATGTTATATATCTAATGGAAAGATTTAACAATGACATAGAGCACGACACTAGCTTGGGTCATGTATTCCATAAAAACGGAAAAGCAATATTTATTGAGTTATATTTTGAAATTGACAAAGATAATTCTTACATTGTTGACCACTACGAACACATCTCATCTGATCGTTATTTAGATTTAATGTTAGATGGAAGAAAATTAGAACTTACTGAAAAACCAATAAGAGAAATATTATGAGAGGCTTTAAGTATAATTTAACAGAAGAAGACCGAAACAAAATATTATTACTTCTACTAAAAGGAAAACCCATAACTGTGATTTCTAATGAGTTGAATATTCCTTATTCAGCTGTTCGAAGATATTTTACTAAATGGAGTCCAGAGAACTATAAGAAAATACCTGCTTTATGGTATGGAAAGTCTGAAGCTTACCACAACAAAGAAGATGATTACGCGAGTATTCCTTCATATAAGTGGGAGGAACTATCTAAAAATGAGATAGATGCATACAATGATTATCGATTGTTCAAGCAAGATTAAAAAATAATTAACCTAAAATTAGAAAAATATGTTTACTTTTGAAGAAGGAATAGATTATGACTTAATGAAAAGAAGACTAACCCATAATGGAAAAAGGGTTTACATTAAGACTTTAACTCCTAACTATGCGATTGTTTCGTATGATAAAGAAAATAAAGTAGGTATGTTTAAGGTTAATGTAAAGTCCCTAGTTCAGATTCAAAAATGAAAAAGTCAGGGGTTTATTTCCACCAGGTTAATCACGTTAACTTCGTAATGAAGGAGATAAATGACCTGACGGATGACATCTATGAATCGTTAATTGATGAGGAGTATAAAACTACCCAATGTAAGATAGACTCCCTTATTAAAAAGCTAAAAGAGGTAAGCGTTTCTATTCAGACTTGATGAG